CAGCAGCGCGCGCAACTTGGCAAAGGTGGAGTCGGTCATCACCCACTTCGCGTTCGCGCGGTACTGCCGGGGCAGGCTATAGGTCACGTTGATGAGGTCGGCCAGCGCGATGACGTTGTTCGTCGCCGTAGTGACCTTCGTGATGGTGGTGCCCGTGCCCGACGTGTAGTTCAGGATGCCCTTGGGCTTGCCGGAACCGTTGCCCTGCACCATCGCGTCTTCTTCGAACTCACCCATGACCTTACCGATCTGGTCAGCAAGGATGGATTCGATGGAGAAGCCGGGGCCGCGCGACGGCGCGTCGGCCAGCAGTTCGTTGCTCACCTTCGTGTGGTACCGCATGGTGTACGGCGACAGCACGATGTTGGAGAAGGTCGGGCTGGTTTCCGACACGGCTGCGGCTTCTGCCACCCACGACGCCGAGCCGTAGCCGTTCTCAATCACGATGTCGGTCTTGAAGGTGCCCAGCGGGATGACGTTCGCCACCTGCCGCATGGCGTTGGCGAGGAACCGCTTCTTGATGAGCGTGGAGTAGAACTCGGTCGACGGCAGGAAGCCGCCGTCCGTGTTGGTGCCCTCCGACATGGCGCGCTGCTCGTCGGCAGTCATGCCGTCGACGCCCTTGCACAGATACGACAGGAAGGCGCTGCGGTACTCCTCGCTGGCAGTGAACTTCTCCAGCCGGCGCTCCTGCACAGGCGACAGGTTGCGCTGCTCAGCCAGCGCAGACACAGCAGCAGCGCGGTGGCTGGTGGCCTTGCTCTGCGCCTCCAGCAGCGCGTAGTGCTGGTCGCGCATCTTGATGAGGTCGGTCAGCCGGGAGTTGTTCTTCTCGTACTGCGCCTCCTCCTCGCCGGACATGGGCGCGCCGTTCTGCTGCGCGCCTTCAACTGCCTTCTTCATGCGCTCGTACAGGGAGCCAATCTCGTCGGTGATCTCGCGGATGCTCATGTGGTTGCCTCGGGTCAAGCGGGTCGTTCGGTTAGGTACAGACCAAAAGCGGCGCGGGGATTCATCAACACGCCTGCCGCTCGGTAGGACGCGTGGATGACGGTCTGATTGAAGCCCATGCGGGATTCCGTGTCAAGCGCCACCACCACTGGCCGCTCCGCAAGCATCACTTGCTGCGGATCAAATGCCAGCACTTGCGGCGTTGTGCTTGCCGTTGCCAAGGCAGGCATGGCAGCGTGCGTGTACCACGGCACGCCAAAGATCGGCGCAGGCACGCGGTCGGCGGTCATCAACAGGTGCGCGCTAAAGTTGCTGATGCCCGTCACGGTGCTGATGACGGTCTTGTAGTACCGCTCCTGCGTGCCGGGGTGGCTTGCCATCATCAGGCGCTTGCGCTCCGCGCAGTTCCACAGCGGCATATCCGCACCGAGCGGCCCGGCTGCGCCGCCGCTGCTCAGCAGTTGCCGGAACTCGTCAGAGTTGATGGCTTGTGTCGCTGCGGTTGCCGTGCGTGCCCCGGCATAGGCGACTGCGCCAATGCGCTCAAGCAAATAGCCCTGCACGGTTTCGGCAATCTCGCCCGCCATGACCTCGGCCACGATGCCGAGCACGTCGCTGTCCGCTAGCAGTTCGTTGCTGATTGTCTGCTGCGTCCTGAAGGTCACGAACGCGGTTTCGCTGAGCCCTACGGTCACGTTGTCTTCGGTGACGGGCGCTTTCTCCGCAGGCACCTCAACGGTGTCTGCCGTTGCCACGTATGGCGCACGCAACTTGAGCGTGCCCGCGCCGAGCAGCCGTCGCGCGCTGTCCGCGCTGATGCGCTTGCACGCTGCCAGCAGCCAGTTGTCGTAGAGCCGGGACGTGGTTGCCAGCGTCAGGTCTTCAAGCGTGTTAGCCATTGCGGCCTCGGTAGAGCGGGGCGGGGGGCAGGAAAGGCACGCGTCGTGCCGACGCCGCCGCAGCCAGCCCGCGTGCCCGCTGCGACAGGCGTGCGCCGGGGTTGGCCGGGAAGGCAACGAGCGACACCTCGTACAAATCAACGTCGGTGATGAGCCGATGCACCGCGCCATCGCGGCGGTCGAAGGTCTGATCCTTGACGCGGAAGCCGAAGGACATGGCGTCGATGGTTCCGCTGGACACTAGCGCGAACGCGTCACGGCTGTCCTGCGTGTCCACGGGCGCGATCTCGGCGCGCAGCCCGCGCTGGTCAACGGACAGCCGCAGCGTGCCGTTCTTCGTGCGCGCGATGACGCGGGATTGGTCGTGCCCCATGAGGGCGAACACGTCGGGGGACTCGCGGAGCGTGCGGTCGAACGCGGAGCGGTGGATGGTTTCCATCACCTGCTCCACCGGGTACGCCTCGTCAAACGTGGAGGCATAGCCCACAAGCACCGGAGCAGCGGCTTCACGCTGCTCCAGCACCACCGCTGCGGTTCGCAGTTCGATCTCGTCCTGCATGGCGTTCAGACTACTCATTCCTTCGGCGCGCGCTACCGCGCGTCACAATGGTCACGGCGTCCAAATCAGCATGGCGTAGCCCGGCCCGCCTTGCCCGCCTACTCCTGATGAGTAGGTGCCCGTTGCCGCATTCAGCACTATGCCGCCTCCGCCTCCGCCGCCGCCGCCGCGAAAGCCGTTGCCGCCTCGCCACGCTGCCCGCGCGTCCGCGACCACTGCGGAATAGCCGCCGTTGCCCCCGACACCGCCGAACACGATGTCTGACACCGTGGCGTCCGCGCCGTCGCCTGTACCGCCGTCGGCAGCGCGATACGGCTCGTAGTAGAAGAACCCCGTGCCGCCCGCGCCGCCTGCCTGTCGCGATGTTCCATCCGTGTTGACTACGCCGCCCGACCCGCCGCCGCCGCAGATGTACGGGTGCAGAGGGATGTACGACGGGTGGTTTGCATCGAACTGCGCCGGGAACCGGAAGCCTCCCGAGTTCCAACCGGGCGTGCCGCCGCCGGGCTGCCCGCGCGGGTAGTTCAGCGTGCCCGTGCCGCGATATGACAGCATCCCCATGTTCATCCCGCTGCCGCCGTGCCCGTTGCGCTGCCCGCTGGTGCCTGATCCGCCGCTCCCGCCGTTGGCAAAGGCCAGCCGCATGAGCACCGTGTCGGCGCTGTTGGTGAGGTTGACTGACGTGTTGCCGCCGTCGCCGCCGGAAACGCCACCGCCTGCCGTGTTGCGCCCTGCACCCGTCGAGCCACCGCCGCCGCACAGCACTTGCAGCACGTATGGCTTTTGGCGCACCGCGTGCGGAATCAGGTTGAGGTTGTAACTCACGAGCGCCGTTCCGCCGCCGCCGCCAGCGCCGCCGCCTTGCACCACCGTACCTGCCAACTGCGCGCCGCCGCCTTGCCCGCCGCCTCCGCCGCCGTAGGCGAGGATGGTCAGGACGTTTGCGCCGCCGGGCGGGCTGATGCGGTTGAACGTGCGCTGCGTCGTGCCTGAGCCTTCAAACTCGTCAACACGGATTGCATCCCGCGTATCAATCATCCAGCAGTTGATGCCGGGCACGCTTGTGCCGCTGCGCGGAAAGCCGAAGATGCCGTTGTTCACAGGAGCGCCGACTCCACGACGATGTTCCACGTCTCGGTGTCTGACGTAGTGACGAACAACCTGTTTGCCGTGCCGCCGGGCAGCACCATTCCAGCGAGTTCCGTGGCTTCGATGCGCGGTGCCGCCACGCTGCTGCTCACCGTCACGTTTGGCTTGGGCTTCTCAAGGATCAGTCGCTTCGTCGTGCCGCTGTCAAGCGACAGCCAAAAGCGCAGCATCCCGTTCACGGTGTTGCTGGTCGCGTGGCACGTGACGCGCGAGATGCGCTTGCCGACGCCGTTGCCCGCAGCGACGTTCGGGCCAGCGGTGATCTCCACCGAGTTGGTCGGGGCGGTGCGCGACGCATCACCTGTGGTGGCCTGCGCGTATTCGATGATCGGCTGAGCCGTGTATTGGGCTGACGTTGCCATGTCGGAATCCTAGATGATGCCTGCGCTGAACAGCAGGAAGTCCGGCACGGACGCGCCGCCCCCGCCGCTTGGGGTTGTCCACGACAAGGTTCCGCTGCCGTTAGTAGTCAAAACTTGATCGGCGCTGCCTGCCGTTGCCGGGAGGGTGAGCGTGACGTTTGCCGATACGGTTGCCGGAGCCTTGAACTCGACATGATGGCTTCCGTCGCCGTCGGCCAACTGCAGGCCATACAACGCTCCGCCTACCCGGATAGTCTCCGTCTTGAGCGTGGCGCTGATGACCTGAACGGTTGCCGTTCCGTCTTCCACGACGAACAGCGTGCCGTCGCGTTCGCCAGCAACGTCGCCAATCTTGACCGCTCCGCCGTTCTGCTGCGTGATGTTCAGCACCTTGCCACTGTGGCCTAGACGCTTGATGGTTGTCTCGCCCGTGTTGCCAGCGATTTCAAGGAAACTGACGTTCAATTGATCCGTGGCCGGATTGAAAGTGAAATCCGCATCGTCTGCGAGTGCGCCCGTGCTGGCAGCCAACTGCACGCGATTGGCGCTCGTGCTTGCGGCTTGCCGCGTGACCTCTTGGACGGTGCCCGCCTCGGTCTTCGTGTAGACGCGGCCATCGCCCGAGTTGACAGCCAACTCTCCGGTCTGCAGGACATTCGCCGCCGGGGACGCGCCCGGCGTTGAACTCCGCTTGTGGCGGATTGTGTTCGGCATTCAGGCTCCGATCAGAAAGTGCCGCCGTCCAGCGTGATGCCGTCGATGGCTCCGCCAGTGATGCTCACGTTGTTCGCGTCCTGCGTAGCCATCTTGCCCGTGCCGATGCCGAGCGTGGTGCGCGCCGCTGACGCGTCCGCATCGTCGATCAGGCTGCGCCCGAAGGTGGTCAGCGTGGCGGCACTCGCTGCGGACCCGCTCGTCCAATACGCGATGGTGTCTGCCGCCGCCGTGACGCTGGCGATTGCCGCCATGCTGGAAGACAGCGAGATCGTCGGGTTCGCCGCCACGCCGTCGCCGTTGCTGACGCTGACGCCGCTGCCGCTGGTTGCCAGCGACCGCGCCGCGACCGTGCTTGCCCCGGTCTGCACGATGAGCCCGTTGGTCGCAAGGTTGTGGATCGCAAGGCTCTTGCCCGACAGAGCCACGCCGCCCACCTTCGTGGCTTCAAGCCCCGTGCCTGCCTGCACGGCGATCTCGGTGGCCGACACGGAGGTCAGACCTGCGCCGTCCGTGATGACGCCCGCGCCGCTGAACTGCGTAAACGCGAGGTTGGTCGTGCCGAGCGTGATGGTCCCCGACGTGGTCAGCACGTAGCCCGCGCCCGCATTGGCCGTGCCCTGCTCCACGAACGTGAACATCCCGGACGTGACTTCGCCCGCTGGCGAGTTGTCCGCATCGCCCGCACGCGCCCACGCGCCTGCCGCCACGACATAGATGCCGTTCTGCGTGGCCGTGGTCTGGTTCTTCACAAGCACGCGGTCGCCAGCCACCACCGACACGCTATCGATGGTCTGCGTGCCCGAGAGCGTGATGTTGGCGGTGGTGGCAACACGCACCGAGTCCTTGATGTCCAGCCCCGTCTTGACGGCGTCCACGTAGGACTTAGTCGCCGCATCGGACGCGACGGACGGGTCTTGCAGCCCCGTGATGCGCTGGCTGTTCATCGCCACGGACGCCGTAGGCGCGGCCATCTGATCCAGCCGCGACGTGCGCACCTGCGTGTCGAAGTTGCTGATCTTCGACGCGGTGAGCGACGGAATGTCGGCTTCAGCGAGGGCGCGGAACGTCGGCGCGCCGTTGCTGCCGTTGGGCGCGACGAACACATGATTGGCGGTCTGCGTTGCCAGCGCGCCCGTCAGCGTGCCCGCCCCGGTGACGGGCGTGCCCGTCACCGTGATGAACGACGGCAGCGACAGGCCAACGCTGGTGACCGTGCCCGTGCCGAAGCCGCTGGTCTTTGACGTGACGAACGCCGTAGTAGCCACCGTGCGGTCGTTGCTGTTGGTCGCAGGCGTGTTGGCCGTGACCGTACCAGTAAAGTCCACAGTGCCCGCAAGCGTCTTCGTGCCGCTAAAGGTGCTGGTGCCCGACAGGTTGACGAACGCGCCCGGCCCGGCGATTGCCAGCGCGGTCGTTGCCGTGCCGCCCGCTCCGCCCGTGCCCTTGCCGTAATAGAGAGTGTCATCCACCTCGTTGAACGCCAGTTCGGCGTTCGGCATGGAGGCAGGTCCACCAGTTCCACCTGAGGCGCGGCGACGGATTCGAAGCGTGTTGGGCATGGGAAGTCCTTTGCGTTTTCAGCCTATCAGAAGTTTCCGCCGTCGATAGCCACCACGTCATCGCGGCGCTCGTTTACGAACTTGGTCTGTGCGGTGCGGTAGGTGAGCAGGTCGCCATCGACCGGGCTCGTCACCGCCACCGGAAGGTCGCTGCCGGGCTTGAATGGCGACCACGTCGTGCCGTCGTTGCCGAGCGCGTACCACTCGCCCAGCCCGGACACGTACACAATCATGCCCGGCTGACGCCGCTCCGCCGGGATGGCGTCCCGTTGCGCCAACGAATCGACGGACCGCAT